GTGCCTGCCATAAAGCCGCCCACATCCTTGAGGTCATCCTGCTGGGCCTTTTTCATATTCAGATATTCTGCCAGGGGCTCAGTGCCTCTGGCGGGGGTCTGGAGCTTTGCCCACAGCTCAGAAATGAGCAGGGTTTGCGCCTGCCAGACCATGGCCCTCCGGCTGCTACCGGCGGAGATGGTTATTTTGCGGTCAAATTGCATGGGTCACACCTCACGGTTTCGGATGTATCAGGGATTGAGAAATGCGGTTGTCAAGCCACTGGAGCTTGACGGTGCGCTGCTGGGTCACCTCATCACGGATGCTAAACATGAGCTTGAGCTGTTCCAGCATGATTTCAACATCAGCGATCTCCTCAGCGATGTGGGCGGCGTTGTCCTGGCCACGGAGGTTTTTGGAGAGCTCCTTGGTGAGCTCTGCCATCTCCTCCATGCAGACCGTGCACTGGCTGGTCTTGCCATAGACATTCACCGCAAGCTGGCAGATTGCCGTTTCACATTTGGTCATCTAAAAAACCTCCCTGTCTTGCGGTCCCGGAGCTCAATGCGGGCCGCCAGCTCAAAGCCGCTTTCCGCAATGATAAACTTGAGGACCTTGATGAGAGTGTTGACCTTGGCATCCAGCGCCTCATGTCCCTCTGCGGACACTTTCTTGATGGCGTTGTATGCCGTTGGGTCTGCGTAGCCCTCAGCGTTTTCCCAGGGTTTTGGGCTCATTGGCCAGCACCTCCTTTTGCCATTGTTCGACATCTGCACCCAGCTCCTTGAGCTTGAGCCGTTCCGGGTACAGGTCATCCATTTCATAAAAGTCACGCATCCGGCGGTGTTCTGCGGCCATCGCCAGATAGAAGTCATGGAGCCGCTTGACCCCAAAGCCCAGGTGCCGGTGCAGTGTCCAGAGCACCATGCAGTCCACATCCAGAGCCAGCAAGTCATCTTTCTCAAGGCACTGCTGGTTGATTTCGTGCATCATGGCCATCTGCATCTCCGGGGTCATTATGGACTTGCCCAGAGCGGAGAGCTTGATGTTGAGTGTGGGGTCTTTGGGCACCTGCACACCTTGGCGTTGCAGGTTTCGCCGCTCTTTTCTGTTCATCGCTTTGTGCCCCTCCGGCAGCGCCCGGCGTTCTCATTGGGCTGCCAGTCCTCAACCACAAGGACCGGCTGGCCGGGGCCTTTGTCACAGATGAAGTCACCCTCACCAATGTACTGGCAACAGTCACACATGCCGGGGTCACACATCCGGGGCTTTTCACTCCTGGGTCTGGGTTTCCGCTTTTTCATAGGGGCAGCTCCTTTCTGTCACGATTTCACCGGCGCAGGCCGCATAGCCCGCCAGATCAATAAAGCTGTCAGGGCTGGAGCCGGTGGCGATGCGGGCCACCTTGAGCAGGGCCAGCATAGTGCCGGCATCCTTGGCCGTGATGCCATTGATGGGCATGACCTTGGCAAACTCCGGGTGCGCTGCTCTGAGGTAGACACCCCAGAGCAGGCCGATGGTTTCAAAGTTATTCTCCGGCGTGCCATAGTCCTGCTCACGCTCACCGCAGACACAGCGGCGGGCGGCCTCCAAAATCTCAGAGCGTTTCATGGGTGGCCTCCTCAATGTCATCAAAGATGACCGGCACCTGGGAGCGCATCTGGTGGAGCAGTGGGATTGCCACCTCACGCATCTGCGGGTGTGCCGCCGGGGCGGTCCGCAGCTTGAAGAAATGCCGCCATTCTCGCAGGTTGGCTGTCATCACCACCTCAGTCTTGAGGCATGTGGGCAGGACAGAACGGGCCTCTTGCGGGGTGCAGCCCCAGTCCAGCAGCTCAAAATATGACTTTTCAGCCATTCTGCAAGCCACTTTCCAATACTGCCAGCCCGGTGTGCCCTCCGTCAGGAAAGAGGGGCGGATGACGGTGATTTCACTGTCAAAAACATCCTTGGAATAGTTGCAGTAGCGGGTGCTCTCCTGGCAGTAGGAGGCCATGCGGTGCCGGACAATTTCATGGGACACACCCCGGTCACACACAAACTTGACGGTGATGTCAAAGTGTTCCAGGACGGCCTCATGGCCACGCTTGATGATGCCCGCCACAAACTTGGCGGCGCTGGTGTCGGTGATTTTGTCCTCAGACTTGTAGCAGACCCGCCCGCACAGCTCAATGTGCTGGAGGATAGCTTGGCCATCCAGCGGGGTGAGGATTTCGGTATAGGGGTTAATGATTTTCATGTGTCACGGTCCTCTCTTGCAAAGCGTTCATCCAGTTCAAACACGCCACGGGGCTGGCCTTTGTAAAAGCCTTTCATGGGGCGCTCTAACTGGGCTTGTAGGTGTTTCAGCTTTTCCCAATACTCCGGGAGATACTGGCGGATGTTTCTGAGCTCCTTGAGGTTTTTGTTGCAACAGCACCAGCAGGAAACACGGTCCAGAATGTCATAGAGCCGGATGGAGCCCTCCAGCCAGAAATATCCGGCGGAGTAGCAATATTGCAGGCAGTCCGCCTCAGTCATGCCAAACTCCGCAAGCGGAAAGAGCTTGTAGGGCTTGCGCTCTTTTTGGAGCCTGGGCGTTTCATCTGCGGCGATGCCCACATAGACCTTTGCGCCCTGGCGCTCTGCATACTGGTCAATGGTCCGCAGCTTGCAGGTGGTGCCCCAGCGGCACAGGCCGCCACACCAGCCATACCCACGCCGCTCACGCCCCTTGACGGGACGCTCCAGCATGTCATAGAGAAAAGGGCTGTCCGGGTATAGTGTTGTGTATTTGATGCCGTGCTGCTGGAATATCGGGAGCATATCATCCCGCAGGTCATAGATGGCTTGAAACTCCATCCCGGTGTCATAAAAGACCACCTCATCCAGCGGCAGACCACGCTCTATGAGCATGAGCACCATGGCCAGGCTGTCCTTACCAAAGGAGCACGATGCAATGTATTTCATGTGTGCCTCCCACGCCCTGCCTCCGCAAACAGCGGGGGGGGGGCTGATTATTAAGTAGTCACGGGCCCGGCCCATTGTTCCGCCATTGCGGCGGCTATGCCGGGGAAAGTTTTGGCCCTGTTGATGGGGTCCCGTTCTCTGCGGCCTTGAAAGCGCCGGTAGTTCCCATGTGCGTCTTTGCATCCGCCATTTACCCATGGGGTGACACCCTCCGTGATGATTTCGGTGGGGACCAGCAGGGGCAGCTCTTTGAGCCACAGGCATGTCCGCTTTGTGTACGGGTGCCCAAACTGCCACGGCTGTATTGCTTGGGTGTAGGGCGGTAGCTCCACGATTTTCAAAGGAGTGGGGTTTTCCACGGCGATCTTTGCACAGTCGGCGCTCAGAAAGCTCATAAAGAAAGCCTTGGCCTCCATTGCTTTGGCGTATCGCTCCGCCACAATCTCACCCTTTACCCTCATGCGGACGGCGCTGGCGTTGGTCAGATAGGTGCACGGCGGGAAAGCAATGAGCATGTCCCACCGCCCCAGCACATAATGTGCGGAGCCGTCACAGGTCTTGAAAAAGCAGTAGCCGTTGAGCAGAGGGAGCACATCTTGCTGGATGTGCCACTCAGGGTGGCCGCCGGAGCATGGGATGAGGTCACAACTGTATGCCTCATGGCCCAGCTTTCTCAAAGCTATGGTGACCGCCTGGCTTTCCTCGCAGGCAACAAGGATTTGCATAAAAGCCTCCCTCAGCCCACCACCGCATTGGTAGCGGGGGGGGGCTCGTCAGTTATTTAGTCTTTCTTGAAGAATGTGCCCACCCAGCCATCAGCGTTGAGCGGCAGATCAGCGGCCCACGGGATGGGCTGGCGCATGATGTTGACCACCGTGTCCAGCATGGTGTCCTCATCAGCCCAGGGGGCAATGTCAATGACCACCTCATCATGGATGTGGAAAATCACCGGCAGGCCAGCGGCCTCAAGGCGTTCAATGGTGTCCGCCAGACAGTCACGGGCAATGGCCTGGACGCAGTTTTCCACCAGCTTGCCGCCGTAGGTTTCGATGCGTTTCCACCGTTTGGTTTTCTGGTCCATGCCCATGTAGGAGATGGAGGGATTGCCCCATTGGTTTTCACCAATGCCGGGGCTCACATAGTAGAGCTTGCGGCCAGAGGGGAGCTGAATGGTGAAACAGTCGGTGCCCTGGTTGTAGTCATATTCACGGGCCAGCAGCAGGCCATTGATGCCCACACTGCCGCCCTGGGTGATGACCTGCACGGCGGCATTGTCCATGGAGTACCACAGGTCACGGATGCGCTTGTTGGCCTCACGCCAGCGGCTCACGATGTCCGGCAGGTCCTCCTCCGGGATGCCCATGTCCAAGGCTCCCATGTTGATGAGTGCGCCGGTGCTGCCCTGGTAGCCCAGGGCCAGCTCTGCCACCTTGCCCTTTTGCCGGAGTGCATACTCTGGATTGCCCTTTTTGATGAGCTCAATGGGCACGCCGAACATCTGAGAGGCAGAGGCCTCATAGATTTTGCCGTGGGTGCGGAACACCTCCAGCCGCCATTGCTCACCGGCCAGCCAGGAGATGACACGGGCCTCAATGGCCGAAAAGTCAGCGTCAATGAGGACATGCCCCTCCGGGGCCACAAAAGCGGTGCGGATGAGCTGGCTGAGGGTGTCAGGCACGGAGCCATAGATCAGCCGGAGGGCATCCAGCTTGCGGTGCTCCACCAGCTCACGGGCCAACGGCAGCGGCTCTGTGTAGGTGCGGGGCAAGTTCTGGACCTGCACCAGGCGGCCTGCCCAGCGCCCCGTCCTGTTCGCTCCATAGAATTGGAGCAGCCCACGGACACGGCCATCCGGGCACACAGCGGCCTCAATAGCGTCATACTTTTTGGTGCTGGTCTTGCCCAGCTCTTGGCGTATCTCAAGCATCCGCTGGACCTGGGGGCTGTTGTCCTCCTTGCCCAGTAGGCGGGCCACGGTGTCCTTGCGGAGGTCCGCAAGCTCCTCTCCCATGGCCTCCTGGAGCCATTGCGTGAGCTGTGCCACGCTGTTGGGGTTGTCCAGCTTGGAGATGTTCATGGCCTCCTTGGTGAGGTTTTGGCGGGTCACATTGCCCAGATAGAGGGCACCGCTCACCAGGTCCATGTCCACGGCCACGCCACGGGCATTGATGATGAGGTCCGTTTCCCATTGCTTCTGCACGAAGTCCGGCACGGGGAAAGCAGAGAGCCGCCGCTCAATCTCCATCTCAGTCACAACATCCTGGCGGCAGTATTCTTTGAACAGCTCCCACTTGTCGGTGTCATGCTGGGGCAGGTTGCGGGTGCGGCCTCCATTGGCCTTTGTGGGAGCGCAGGGGACGCAGAAATAACGGATGAGCGCCTTGCCGGTGTTGAGCTTGCGCTTGTCCTCAGCAAGCCCCAGGGCCTTGCCAGTGGCATCCAGGCCTGCTGTGTAGCCACAATAGAGGCCGTGAAACATGGTGCAGCGCCATTGGTCCGGCGGCAGGGTGCCCAAAAACTTGGACAGGCAGCCCCACTCAAAGGGGGCGTTGTATGCGTGCTTGATGTACTCCGGGGAGGTGATGGCCTGGACCAGCCACGGGGGGAGGTGTTCCCCCCGTGCCAGGTCAATGATCTCAACAGGCGCGCCATCCACACTGTACGCAAAGAGCAGGATTTCAAAGTCCGGGCTGGAGATGTACTTTTGCGCCCCGGCTTTAGCAATCGGCACGCTTGAATAGGTTTCAAGGTCAATGCTGAGATGGTGCATGGTGTCATCCTTTCTTAATTGCGGAAAGCCTCATCCATGGTGTAGAGCTGCAAGATGTTCTCCGTGTTCACGCCACGGGCCTCCAGCTCCGCCAGCATGGTATTGAAAAGCGTGGTGCCCTTGACATACTCCACCAGCTCCTCAGCGGAGAGGCTGGTGATGTTGTGGACGGACACCTTGCGGATGTCCTCCTTGCGGTTGGCGGTCCACGCCTGGGGCTCCGCAAAGGTGGCGTTCTCAATGTCGGCCACAAGCATGGCCTGCACACGGGCGGGTTTCTGCAAAAGCATCTTGACCGTGTTGAGCAGGTGGCCGGTTTCCATCTCTTTGACCTCAAGGGTCACGCCAAAAGCCCCAATCCAGAGCTGGCCATCAAATCTGGTGTTCATCAGTCACTCCTCCTTATCACATGGGCTGGCCGGTGATGGGGTTGATGCCGCCGGTGGTAGCCCAGGGCACCTGAGCAGCAGGGGCGGCGGGGGCCGCAGGCTGGACACCGTAGGCACCGGGGGTGGCGGGCATCGCCGCACCGTAGGTGGGAGTGGCCGCAGGAGTGCCGCCCAGCCCGGCGAAGTCGGAGGCAGCGGAGGCCTGGCCGCTCAGGGGCTCCCCGTCACGGGTCTTGAGAACATTGCCCAGACCACAGCCAATGCCCTTGTTGCCGCTGTTGGAGTAACCGAAGAAACGGACGGTGACACGGCCATACATGCCGCTGTAAATGTCCGCCGGGGACAGTTCGCAGTTGATGTTGTCGATGCCCACCACCTGGGGCTTGTTCTTGGTGGAGGCGGTCATCACCCAATGGCCCTTGCACTCATCACCAAAGGGCACACCAGAGGGCCGCACGCCGTCACCATCGTAGATGGGCACCTTGAGCATGGGCGGGCGGGCACCGTTCCACACCTTGGCCAGGGCATCACTGGCGGCGGCCTGGATGGCAGCGTCAATGTCAGCCTTGGTGGCGGCATCGCTCTTGGGAATGAGCAGGGTGACGGAATACTTGGGCTCACCGCCCTGCTGGGCGGCTCTGGGGGTGGTCAGGTTGGCATAGGAGAGGCGGACCTCACCAGTCAGGACTTTCATGGCATCATTCTGATACATAATCTTTTGATCTCCTTTACAGTTAAATTACACTCTGGTGTTTGCATCAGGCTGGGCCTCAGCCCAGCAGGTTTGAAGTTTCACCCAGCGCTCATGCCGGGCTTTGCTCCGCTTTACGGCAGCGGTCAGCCGGTTGTTTTCCCGGAGCTTTTGGCGGTCCTCTTTTAGGCGGCTTTTCTTATTGAACACATTGCGCCAGCCGTTCTGATACTCAATACTGTCCTGTTTCCAGGCCTCTTTGCTTTCAATCACGGCGGCATCCAGGTAGAGGGTCATCTGACGGATGGCTCCCTCATTGCTCCACGGGTCCGCCAGGAGTAGCTTGAAAACCTTGCGGATGTTGGAGAGGGGCATGTCCTCCAGCCGGTCAAAATAGATGTCTGCATGGTAGTCCCCAGTGTTGATGGTGATGAGCTTGGTGGGGTCTGTGTACTGCGTGCAGCTCTCGCAGACTGCCGGGTCACGGATGACCGCCATACTGCGGCAGGCGTGCTTGCAGAAACGGCCCACGGGGTAGCTCTTTTCCTCATCATCCAGCGGGATGGGTGGCTGCCATGGGGCGGAATGGGCGCAGGTCTGGTACTTACTCATTGGCAGCCACCCCGGCAAAGTCAGCAGCGGCGGGGTTGTAGGCCTCACGCTTGTCTGTGCTGAGGGCCAGCGTGGGCTTACCCAGGGGCTTGGTCACATAGCCGCCGATTTTCTCAGCAAACTCCGCCTTGCCCATCAGTTTCTCCATCTCAGAGAGCGTCTTAGGCTTGCGGTCATAGAGCAGGGCCTCATCATATCCGGCGGCAATGGCAGCTTGGATGGCGGCATCCTGGTCCGTAAAGGTGCGGATGCTCCGGCCAGCCACCAGTTTCCAGCCCTCAATGGGCTTGCCATCCAGTAGGGCCTTGGTGGCGTATTCCTCCAGGTCCTTGTACCAGGCCACCAGCTCCTTGCCACGGATGAGGAGGTCACCGATCTCCGCATCAGAGAGGAGTGGGTGCACCTCATTCCCATGCGGGCCGATGTGGGAAAACTCCTGGGGGGCCATAGCGTCAGGCGGGACGGAGGCGGCAGGCACGCAGTCCTTGAAGTCCTCCAGCGCCGTATTGGTGTTGGCACGGGCACGGCACTGAGCCTTGCCACGGCAAAAACGGCAGTGGTCACCGGGGACAAACTCACCCAGCCCGGAGAAAGCCTTTTGTGCAATGGGCTTGATGCTCTCGCCCCAGGCCATCAGCTCCTCCACGGTGATAGTGTCGGTGGTGTAGCTGTCAAGGCGGGGCTGGTCAATGGACATGCGGACTTTCTTGATGGCATCGCCGAACACGGGGGCATAGCGCTTGAGAGCGCCCAGAGCGTAGAGCCGCATCTGCGGGTTGCCCACGGCGGACACCGGGACACCCTTGCCGTGCTTGTAGTCCGTGATGCTGAGGGTGTCCCCGCCAATCATCACATTGTCACAGGTGCCAAAGCCCTCCGGGACATACTCCCCAAAGTCCACTTGCACCTCCGCTACCACAGTGGGCGTGCTGTCATAGAGCATGGCCTGCTCAATCAGGTGCTCAATGTAGAGGTCACTGGTCTTGTCCATTTCCTCAGAGTAGAGCGGGTCCTTTTTGAGCTTGTTGAGGCGGGTGGTGTAGGTGCGGGAGGTCATCACAGTGAATTTCTTGAGGGCCTTGAGCTCACAGATGGCGTGGGCCAGGCGGCCCTCCTCCGCATATTCGCTGGTGCGCTCCGGCAGGTGCTCCTCAAAGCGGGGGGCAGCCGTGCATTTCAGCCAGCGGGATGCCGATGAGGCAGATAGCAGGGCGTGCTTTTCGGGAGGCATAGGGCACCTCCTTAGAGCTGTGCGCCCAGCGTCCGCAGCTCAGTGGCAAAGACACCGTACTGGTCCGGCTGGAGCTGGGTGACGGCCTGCACGCCATACTTGGCCAGCAGAGCCAGCAGTTGCTCCATCTTGCCCGCATCCACCAGGCTGGCACCGGCCTTTGCGATCTGGTCAAGGGTGTAGGTGGGGGCCGTGGTCACGGGAACAGCGGGAGCGGGGTTAGTAGGGGCCGCAGTCTGGGCAGGTGCCACAGGAGCCGGTGCAGGGGTAGGGGTTGCCACAGGCGCAGGGGTGGGCTGAGTAGGGACCACAGTAGCGGGCGGCATGGTGACCGGCGGCATCGGGGCAGGGGTGACAGGGGCGGCCACAGGAGCCACGGGGGCGGGAGCGTCCTGGGACACGGAGATGTTGACGGCGTTCTTTTCCAGCGCCGTGGTCAGCTTGTCAATGGCCTTGAGGACGGCAGCATCCGCCTCAATCTTGATTTTCATTTCCAACATTGGTACAATCCTCCTTGGTATCATCTTTACAGTCGCAGCGCTCACCGGGGTCAAGGTGGGCTCCGCAGTCAGGGCAGGTCTTATAGTAGGGCATTTCAGTCAACCTCCAGCACGCTTGTCCAGTATTCAAAAGCGGTCATAACCTTGCGGGAGTAGTCGGTCTGGTATGTACCTGCATCCCACAGCTTTCTTGCGCCACCGGGCCCGCAGTTGTAGGCCATCAGCGCAAGCTCTGGCTCTCCGTAGCTCTGGAGATACTGGGAGATGATATAGATACCGGCCTCAATGTTCCCGGCATGGGTCATGGGGTCAAGGCCTTTTTCCAAAAGCCACTCGTGATTGACAGAGTTGATCTGCATGAGGCCATAGTCACCAGTGGCGCTGACGGCATCGGGGTCAAAGTGGGTTTCAACCTCTGCGATGGCAAGGGCCAGAGCATAGGGCACCTCATAGTGCTCACAGCAGTCCTGCATGACTTCCTGGAGTTCGTAGCTGAGGAGCCGCCCCTCACTCACGATGTCATCACGGTGGCGGGCAGGCTCCGTGGTTTCCTCTGGTGGTGCAGAGGGCTCCACGGGGCTCTGTTCCGGGGCTGGAGGGGTGACGGTTTCCGCTGTCACCACAGGCTCAGGGGTCTTGACCTCATCGTCCGTCTGGTGGGCACTGCATCCGCTGGCATAGCCAAGGGCAAACACAGTGGCAAGGACGGCCAGAATGGCCATGATGACCATGGCGTTGCGCCTCCGGGCCATGCGGCGCTGGCGGCACCGCCGGGAATACCGGCGGGCATTGGGCTCACTGGTGGTCATGGCGCTCACCTTAACCGTTCGTGCGGCGGTTGATTTCCGCAATCAGCTCATTGGTGGTGTACTGGCCCAGGCCGCCGTCAACCTCCACGGCATACTGGGAGGGGATGAGGAAAGCGGGGCGGGACCCGTAGGTGCTGGTGCAGCCGCCGTAGTAGACATCGCCATTGGTGCCCAAGCCCATGACCCAGGTATCATCCTCATCCACGCAGGGGGTGCTCCAGGGCGTGGCGCTCCATTCCCAGCTCTCAGGCTTGGGCAGCAGACCGTGGAAACGGCGGATTTCATCAAAGGTCAGCGGGGCCACCTTGCACTCACAGCTCCCGTACTCCTTGGAGCCGTTGAGGGCGGTGAGGTCAACCTCACGGGTGATGAGTTCATCAGCGTGCCCCTCAGTCAGGGCATCCGCAAAGGCACCGTTGAGGTGCTCACGGAAAGAGCTGGCAGCAAAGTTGTTGGTGGAGCCAAAAGAGCTCTTAATCTGGGCGGCGGTCACCAGCAGGGTGCCAGCCGTGCGGTGCTCCAGCACAATGCAGGGCTCCCCATGAAACTTGACCACCTGGCCGGGGGCCACATTAGAAACAGCGGTTTTCATTGGTCAATCCTCCTCAGTGTCCTCCGGCCCCTCAATGTCGATGAGGTTTTCGGCCTGGACGATAATTTCAGATACAATCTGCCGGATGGGCAGAGCGGTCTTTGCCCTCAGACGGCGGACCACTTTCTCCGCCTCCGGGGTCAGCCGGACAGTTCCGATGCACTCATCAGAAAGCCGGTTGCTTTTCAGCACAATGGGGTTGTTGCTCACGGTTTTGTCCTCCTTGGTTTTAATAGGTGCGGGATGTCATGCCCCGGCAGTTCGGCGGCCTCTCCGCTCAAGGCCCTGCTGGACACTGAGCTGGGCAAGTTCGGCGTTGTAGCCCAGGCGCTTGTCAGGGAGCCTTGTGCCGTCCCGGCCACGCCTCAGCTCCGCATAGACTGCGGAGGGAGAGATGCCAAGAGAGGCGGCAATGTCTTTGGCGCTCAGGCCTGCCTCAACCATCTCCTGGATTTTCTGCCGCTCCTCATAAGAGCGGAAAGCGTAGTCTGCCAATGCGTTCACCTCCTTACCGGCATAAAAAAATTGAGCTACACGACCAATCTCTTGGTGTGTAACTCAATTATCGGGGCTGCCAGGCAAAAAGTCAAGAATAAATTACAATAAAATTGTAAAGTTGTATGAACGCACAAAATAAGCCGTGCTATTTGCGGCTTGTTTTGTGCGTTTTTCTGTATCTGGGCATGACAACAGCGCCGGTGGCCTCCGTGGGCTCCGGCATTCAGCTTTATTGTGCGGCAGATCAGCAGGCGCTCATGTAGCTCCGCAGGAGGGTGGCCGCTGTCTGCCACCCCAGCACCTCCCGTGGATAGTTGTTCATCCACTCCTCTGCCCGGCGTATCTCTGAGATAGGCACCTCATCAAAGTTGGTGCCCTTGGGGAAAAACCGCCTTATTATCCTGTTCATGTTCTCGTTGCTGCCACGCTCATGTGGTGCATGCGGATGGCAGTAGTAAACGGTGGTACGCTTTCCTTTCCGGCGGCAGGCCTTTTCCATGCCATCGTAGTCTTGAAACTCACAGCCATTGTCCACCGTGATGCTCTGAAACATGGGGTAGAAGTCCTTGCCCAGGCGGCGCTCCAGACCATTGAGCGCCCGGACCACGCTGGCGGCGGTATGGTCCGGCACCGGGAGGATGATGCCCGCCCTGGTGAGCCGTTCCGTGAGCACCACCAGCGCCCGGCTGGAGCCCACGGTGCCCATCACGCTGTCCATCTCCCAGTGGCCAAAAGTAGTGCGGGAGTTGATGATGGGGTCACGCTTATCAATGCGGGGGCCTTTGGCGGCTCTGGCAGCGTTCCGTTGTTCACCGTATTTCTCACCATAGTGGCGGCGGCCCTTTTCGTGCAGGTGCTCCGGGTTGAGGACCAGGAACACATCACCCCGGTAGATGTAATTGTAGAGCGTGGCCTCACAGACCGTGGTGTCAAACTGGGGCGGCTTTGCCTTGAGCTCTGCCAACAAAGCGGCGGGAGAATAGTGCTCCTCCACAATTTTCTGCTCCACATAGTTTGCAAAGTCAATGTCATTGCCAATCTTGAGGTCCGGCCCCTTGGCCCGGAGGTTTTCCTGGTATTTGCGCTCCGCCATCTCCGGGCAGTAGCACCAGATAAACTCATAGTCAGAGGTCATCTGCTGGGTCCATCCCCGTTTGATTTCATTGTAGATGGTCTTTTTGCACACGCCCAGCGCCTCAGCGATCTTGGCCTTGCTGTCACCCACCTTGAGCATCTTTTCAATGACCAGGCGGTCCTCCCATTGCAGTTGATGAAAGCCCTTGTAATTCATGTGATACCCTCCTCAGAATATAAAAAAGCGGCGGGGTGATGAACACCCCGCCAGAAAAGGCTTTACTGCCCGTATCGGGTCAGCAATTCGGTTGTTTCTCCGTCAGGGAGAATGTCAGCCAATGTGCAGTTGAGAGCCAGGCACAGCTTGAGCAGCGTGGCCAGCTTGGCACCACTCAGGTCTTTTGCACCCTGCTCATAATACTGGAGCATCCGGCCATTGATGCCAGCGGCAGTGGCAAGCTGGGACTGTGACATCTGCGCCTCCAGGCGCTTGGTTTGCAGTTTAGAATGGGTCATAGAGCAGCACCTCCGTTTAATGTACTCTGATTATACACCAAAAGGTGTATGAAGTCAAGAACAAAAAAGCGGCCCACGAAAAGTGAGCCGCTGTGTCAGTCTTTGCAGTTTTTGAGCCGTTCGGCCAGCTCTGCCAGCACCGCAACATCACGGTCCGCCAGGCCGGTGACATCCACCGTGGTGAGCCGTTCCAGCCCCAGCAGGTAGTCCGTGGACACGCCAAACACCTTGGCCAGGTCCACCAGGCACGCCGGTGATGGCATAGAGAGCCCCTGCTCCCAAGAGTTCACGCCGTTTCTGGTGATGCCCAGCCGCCGGGAAAGTTCCGCCTGGCTCCAGCCCCTTGCCTCACGCAGGGCTTTGATTTTCTCAGCGATCAACTGCACCGCCTCCTCTCATAAATAATTATAGTTTGCACATTTGGTATGTCATTATCAATAAAGGCTCCAATACTTGACACGCAGACAGGGTGCAAACTATAATGGAGAAAAGTCAAGAATAAACAGAAAAGGACGGTGAGCTGGGTGTATATTCGCTATACAACGGAAAGTAGCCGCAGGTGGTCAGTCACGCCGGATGAGGAGGCTTTCTTGGCAGCTCTGGAGGCGGCACTGCGTCAGGGGCATAAAAGCGTAGCATTGACCATCAGCCGCATGGCCAATGGCGCTCTCTCCGTGAGCAGCCCCAGAGCGTACTTGGGAAAAGTCAAATTGCAGGGCCGCAAGACCTGGATGCAGTATATAGTCCGCAATGATGCGGAAAGCATTGAGGGTGCGCCACTGGAGGAGTACATCCACCATCTCAATTTTTGGGTCAGATCAGCATAGGAGGTTTTGACATGTTCGGAAAGAAAAAGGCACCGCTGCCGGAGTGCATCCGGCTCATGCACTATGAGGGCCTGCCCGGCTTTGCCCAGGATGCGCCCTGCTTTATGGAGCAGACGGCGGAGGCGCTGGTGTTCCGCCGGGTGGAGGGCCCCAGCGTGACCCTGCCGCTGGCCAAGGTTGACAGCTTGGACATCATGGATGAGCGCAATTTTGCGGCCAAGTACAGAGGCACCAGTCCAAACACTTCCCGCACCAATGCGGTCAAGTGGTATGCAGTTTTCACCTATGGGGACAAACATGTGGCCGTTTGGTTTTTGGGCGGCAAGGAAAGCAAAGAGCTCTATGCCCTTAAAAAGCAGATAGACAGCACAGGCCAGGACATCACCCTATAAAGCAAAAAAGCCGGAGAGGTTTGACCCTCTCCGGCTTTCGTCTTATTCAGCAGTTTCTTGTTCTGCGGCAAGCTCCTCCGGCGGCGTGCCGGAGGTCTTGCTCAAGATTAGGTTTTTCAATTTCACAAATACATCTTTGGCATAGAGCACATAGGCCGTGAGCAGCGCCAGGTTGGAGGCGGTCATCAAGTTCACGGTCTGCCCATCCACCTCAATGGCGATGATGTCCGGGTTGAGGTAGCCCGCCATATAAAAGGCAATAAAACAGGCCGCCACGATGATGCCCTTGATGATGCCGTTGCGGAGTTTTACCTTGTCAAAACTGCCGTCAAAGAGGGCGTTGAGGCTGCCCAGCACGATGTTGACGGCCACCAGGAGCACCAGGCCAACGGCCAGATGGATGATGGAAGTAGTCATAAATTTCCTCCTTTACCCCACCAGCGTGAGGTCCTTGATGTTGACAGCCGCCGTGACCACTCCGTTGATGCCGATGACCACACGGGAGCCGTCAATCTGAATGACGGTGTAGGCGGTGGTGTAGACATAGGAGGCCAGACTGCCGCCGTTGTAGGTCTTGGCTCCCTTGGCCACCTTGACCCTGGAGCCCTTGACGATGGCCGGGACCACTTCCTTGACATCAGCGGCATCCACCCAGCCATAGACGGTGGAGGAGCTGCCGGTGGTCTTGATGAGGTGGTAGGGGTGCTTGCCGGACTTGGCCACAGCGGTGACCTTGGCCTCACCGGGCTTGCAGCTCTTGCCGTTGACGGCCATGGAGCTGATATAGTGCTTGGTGCCCGTAAAGGTCACCACGGAGCCCACAGCAAGCCCAGGAGTGGGCTTTTCATCCTTGCCGGGCGTGGGTGCCTCCCCGCCGCCGGAGGGCGCAGAGGTGGCCTTGGAGGCGTACTTGGGCACGCCAAAGCCCCGGATGTAGCGGCCATTGATGGCCAGCTTGCGGTAGCCAACGGCATCACTCATGTTGCCCTCAATGACCTTAATGGTCTTGCCATCGCAGGACACCACAATACCAACATGGTCCGCAGAGCCGGTGTTGTCCGTGGTGGCGTAGTTGCTGCCGTCCTGCCAGTCATAGAAAATGTAGTCACCAGGGCTGGGTACATAGGCATCATTCTCCACCCAGGAGCCCAGCTTTTTGAAAAGGTCAATGTGGCGCTCACATCCGCACTCCGTGGGGATGATGTCCGTGAGGCCGCAGGCGATGGCCACAGCGGATGCAAAGGTGGAGCACCAGGCATCCGTGTATTTCACCGCATAGCCCCTGGCCAGGGGCTTGTGGGAGTTGTAGAGGTCAATGATTTTGCGGTGGGAGCCGTTGGCCTCTTTGCAGCCCAGATAGCTCACCGCAGTGTCCACAACTTTCTGCCGGAGTTCTTTTTCAGTCATTGAGCATGTCCTCCTTTACTCAATCTTTCAGCACGATCTCAGTGGCCCGGAGGGCCGCATCAGCACCGTACTTGTCCGCAAACTTGTTGAGAAAACGCTGGGCGTATTTCGCCCGGTTTTCATTCTTGCTTTTCCAGTAGTAAAAGCCGCCCCAGGCACCATCTGTCACAAAAGAGGTGCCGGTGAGCGCCGCAATGGCTGTGACATCATGGTCCGTGAGCGTCCCCACTATCGTGGTGATGCAGAGGAGGACGGAAATGCAGATGTGCAGCACCAGCATTTTCTTTGAAAACTCCATGCGCCCTCCTCTCCAGCTCAGGCCTGAGAGGCGGGGCGCTTATCGTCCCGGACCTCAAGCTCATGGATGGTATTGACCAGCGCCGTCACGGCGCCATTGCCGCCCAGAGCGTGGTACTCCTTATACATGGCATTGACATTCTCAAGGCCGTGCAGAGTTATCCAGCCACGCTCCTCATAGTGATAATAGGATTGCACGATGCGGTCACGGAGGAGGGCCTGGACCCCCAGCTCTACCGCCTTTTGCCGTGCGTCTGCCTGCTTGTATTTCTTGTAGAGGTAGCCAACGGCGGGGACGGCTACCACAGTGATGATGGTGGAGATGATAGACCAGTAGCTCCTCAGCGTTTCCAGCATCCTTTTTGTCCTCCTGTTGTTCAAAAATAAGAGGGGCACACCACACGGGTGTGCCCCTCCTGCTGGGCTGGGGCTTTAGACCTCAACCTCCAGGTCTGCCAGGATTTCCTCCACCTGCTTACGTAGCAGAGCGGGCACCTGGTCAATGGTCTTGCGGCCCTTGATGATGAGGGTAGCATACACAACAGCCATGTCTTGCACCTCCTTTCTCAACAGAAATAAAGCAAGCCGCAGGCGGAGCTCACGCATCGGTGCTCTCCTCCAGCAGCTTGGCAACAGCGTCACGCAGGTTGGCGGGGACATCATCCAGGGTCTTGAGGCCCTTGCGGATGAGGGCGGCATATACCTTAGCCATTCTCTCCACCTCCTGCCAGCATCTCATAGACCTCCGTGAGAGCCACCTGGGTGTTAGTCAGGTCCTCCTCCGTTGCCTGGAGCCGGGTCTTGAGCTCTTTGTTTTCCTTGGTCAGTTCCTCCAGGGAACGCTTGCGCTCATGCTTTGCCTTGAGGCTTGTGTTGTCATAGTAAACAGCCATTATTCAAAAGCACCTCCGATGTTAGAAATATAGCCGCCGGTGTCGCTGGCTCCACGCTCAACAGAGAGCTTGAAATTGAACGCAAAGCCTTTGGCGGCGGTCTTATTGGTAAACACATGGTTTGCGCCATTCTTGACATCCGCCGTGGCATCCTCCCAGACGGGGGTGGTGTCCTTGGCGTTGTTGGTGACCAGCACCTCCATGACCGCATCCGCAGGCAGGGTGCCCACGATGTTCATAACCATCACAGAAATGGCATCATCCGCCGCCAGCGGCGCTGCCAGCGTGACAGTGGCCTTGGTCACCTTTTTGGCAAAGGTCACCGTGTAGGCGGCGCTGGCAGCCTTGCCGTCAGAGGCCACCACCTTGAGGGTGTGGGAGCCGTTGAGGATTTTCTGCCAGTTGGCAGCCGTGACAGCTTGGAATGTGTTGACCCGGCCCAGGGTTGCGGTGTAGGTGCGCTTGAGCACATTGTCCAGGTACTCCTTGACCGTCACAGTGCCCCCGTCCACATCGTTGACCGTGTACTGGAAGTTAAAGCCCGCCGTCTTGGTGCCCAGGTTGGAGCCATTGGCCGTGGAGCTGGTGATGGTGGGCGCAGTGTTGACGGACACAGTGCCGTCATCGCGCACAGAGAGGGTGGAGGGGAGAGTGAAAGCGGGGCGGGACCCGCGGGAGTTGGCGCAGCTGCCGCTGTTGACATAGCCACTGGTGCTCAAGAAAACGGCGCTGACGGTGTTGCTCGTGAGCGGGGAGCGGGTCCACTGAACAACGGCGGAGCCGTTCATGTAGGCGATCTGGAGAGAGCTGGCGATTTCCAGCGCCGTGCCCTCCACATTAAGCCAGCTTGCCGATCTGTTCAGCTCAGTGGCAGACAGCAGGAAAATGGCCCGCTGGAGCGTGCCAACGGTGTTGTTGCCGTTGCCGGGGGCGTACTTGATTTTTGTGGTGCCGATGACCCCACGGATGTCTGCATCAAGCAGGTTTTTGTAGGTGCCGTTGAGCCAGCTATCAATGGCGCTGGAGGCGTAGGCATTGACATTGGAGCTGTGCCACTGGCGGGTGTCATAGCAGTCCTTGCGGACCACCAGCGTGCGGCCCATGCCGTTGAGGGAGTTCTCATAGTTGTGCTTGGCAACATAGAAGCTCACCAGCTTGCCATTTTCCTTGAGCTGGATGATACTGCCCACAGCTTTGTTGCCCAGGGTGGTTGTGGCCATAGATCAGATTTCCTCCTTTAGAATATTTTGCACACGGTCCCGCACCTGTTGGCGCAGGGCCCAAGTGTTGCCATGTGCGGCGTGGGCATCCCACGCCTGCCAGGATTGCAGGATTTGCTCACGGGTCACCAGGCCCGCCGGGTATTCCTTTTCCCAGTGGCGGAGCTTGGCACGCATCCGCTTGATGCTGCTGTGCCGCAGCTTGCGGATGACCTTGCCGCTCTCCGTCAGGTAGGTGTGAAAGCCCAAAAAGTCAATGCCGTTGCGGATGGGAAAGATTTGGGTTTTCTCATTCAGTTCCAGCCCCAGGCTATCCATGTAGGCCCGTATTTCCCGGAGGCAGAATTGCAGGTATTCCTTGTCCGGGTGGATGAGGAAAAAGTCATCCATGTAGCGGCCATAGTATTGGATGTGGAGCTGTTCCTTGACGAAGTGGTCAAAGTCATCCAGGAACAGGAGGGCAAAGAGCTGTGATGTCTGATACCCCAGCGGCAGGCCGTCAGAGCAGTCAATATAGATGCAAAGCAGGTCATAAACAACAGGCTCAAGGTCCAGCTTTTTGAGCTTTTCCTTGAGCTTGTCATGGTTGATGCTTGCAAAGAAATGGCGGACATCACACTTGAGCACCCAGCCCTCAGCGGTGTGGTGCTTATTCCAGTAGTCCGTGAAAAATCCTTTGAGCCGGTCCAGACCGAAGTGCAGGCCCTTGTTCTTTTGGGATGCGTAGTTGTCCAGGATGAAACTGCGGGTGATGCGGTCATAGAGGAGATTGTCCACTATGGCGTGCTGGACCACCTTGTCCACAAAAGCGGGTGCCTGCACCAGCCTTTTCTTGGGCTCATAGACATAGAACACACGAAACACACCGGGTCTGTAAATCTTGGTTTTTAGGATATAGACCAGGTTGACGATGTTCTCAAGCAGGCGCACCTCATAGTGTGCGGTAGCGGCTCTGGAGCGTTTGCCCCGCCGGGCGGCCAGGTATGCCGCATAGATCACCGCAAAGGTGCATATTTCAGAAAATTTCATACAAACGGATGGCCCCCTATCAGTGTTCGGCTGGCCAGCCTCTCCTCATGCGCTGTGTGGGTGCCGCATGATAGGACCAGTAGCCCCGCCACTTTTCTGGAAAGCAGCGGGGCATTAGCGCAATGTGTTTGCCTTGGCCTCACCAAGGCTGGGTATGACCTCCTTTGATGTGATGGACGGCACGGTTTTGGGCTTTGGGCCTACTCAGTCAGGCCTTACCATCAGAGCGGGGCGGGACCCGTTGGTGTTGGTGCAGTTGTTGTTGTTGACATTGCCATTGGTGTTCAAGTAAACGGCGTTGTTGGTGTTGTTCGTGTTCGGGGAGCACAGTAGAAAAATAGGTCATACCCAAATATAACAGCTCTCGGCTGGTATATCCTTTCAGGGGTTGCGGGCCAGGGCCTCAGCAATTTGCTGGGCCATCTGGCCCATTTTGGCAAGCTCCTGGTTGGCCTTTGCCTCACGCAGAGCGGCGGCACGGTTGCTGTCATTGCGTTTCCAGTTGAAAGCCTTTTGACGGACCGGGCGCACCAGCTCTGCCCAGTAGTGGCACTGGTCACCAGAGATGTACTTGCGCTTATAGCTCAGGTTGATGTACTGGTTGAGAGTGTCGCAGAGGACGATGACCTCATCAAGGTCCTTGAGGCGTTCCTCATACTCAGTTTCAAAATAACGGCCATCAGCGGAGTTGCATTTCTGGAGGATGGCGCTGGCCATGCGCTGCATGTCAGCGCACATGTGGAAAGTCTGGCTCTTGGGAAAGTGAGGCTTGCCGTCATCCTTGATTTTCTCAAAGAGCTCCTTTTCCACCATCTGGCCGTTTTCCATCACATAGGCCTTGACCTTGGTGTATTGAGGCTCTTTGACCTTGACCCGCTGGATGGTGTAGTCCAGCAGATCAGTGGCAAGCGGTATGATGTCATAGTTGGGCACTTAAAACTCAATCCTCCCTTGGCTTTCATTCCACACACCGGTGACCACCACGCCGGAGAGGCTGGTGAAAGCCACGCTCCAGGAGTTGCCGGGGACATTGGTGTCATATTTCAGCTCCAGCGTGCGGACACGGGTGGCCAGGCCGGAGAGGTCCGTGGTGTTGGTCTGGACCTGCCCCTCCAGTGTGGTCACTCTGGAGCTCAAAGGAGAAACCAGGGCCTTGACCTTTGCCCAGAGGCGTGCTGTCTGGAGGTCATCAAGGTAGGGCCTTTTTGCCATGTCATTGGCCTCCTTTACTTGCAGATATTATCCAGCTCTGTGTTGGAAATGGCCACAAGGTCCTCCGCAAGCATGTAGGCGGACAAGTCCATCGTACCGGCCAGCACATCCCATGTGGTGCCGTTCCAGGCCACATTGTCACCGGCGTTGACCCCGTGGGCCGCATCGGCATTGACAATGTTCCACACATCGCCTTTCTTGTTGCCGGTGGTGGGCAGGTCTGCATAGGTGTCCTTGGAGCCCTTATATTCAAGGGCGCTGGACATCTTGGCATCCACCTCATCCTTGGTGTAGGCATCTGCAATGCCGTAGCCTGCCAAAGAGGTGGCCGGGCTCTGCTTGCCTGCCGCCAGGTCATAGGCAGCTTTGACGGCGCTGGGCGTGGCGGCCTTGGTGGTGCTGGTGTCATCGGTGGCGCTGGAGAGCTGCACCACGCCTTTCTGGTTGGTGGTGCCGTTCTTGACGGAGATTTTGCCGCCGCTGACATCCACATTGGTGCCAACAGTCACGCCTCCCTTGACGGAGGCGCTGGCATCCGGCAGGGTGTAGTTGTTGGCGTTGGCCTCCACGCCGCCCAGCTTGGCCTTTTCCTCGTTGGTGTAGTCATTGGCACTCAGGCCCTTGCCCTCCACCTTGTCCACCTTGGTGGTGTCAGAGGGGTGCACATGGTCACCACGGGCAAAAGCGGTTTCCGTGCCAGCGGTAGCGGTGCCGTCCATCTTGGGTGCGGTGCTGGATGCGGCAGCGCCCTCCGGCACATCCTTGGCAGTGATGAAACCGCTGTCATTGGTCAGATCAGAGGTCTTGCTGGGCAGCTTGATGTTGGCAATGGCCGTGGCCACATAGGTCTTGACCTTACCCCACAGGTAAAGTACACCATTTTCATCAAGCGCTTTCTTGCTGTTTGCCATTTTGGCTGTCCTCCTTATATGAGTAGTTTTTCAAGCTCCAGGTTTGTGATGGGCAGGATGTCTGCGTCACTGCCAGGAGCGCCCTGGGGGCCTTGTCGGCCCCTCAAATTGACAGGCTTGGGGTTTTCTTTGTTGCCGTCATTGGTCCAGCTCAGGGTGCACTCATCGCCCTCCACAGAGGGGTAAAAAGTGGTGCCGTCAATTCCTTGCTTGCCGGTGTTGACATACTGCACAGAGCCAAAGCTGGCGTGCATCATGCCGCCGGTGGAGAGCTTGACCGCAATGACCCTGGGCGTGGTTTCAAAGTTTACTGCATAGGTCACATTAGATCACCCCGTCCTTGAATATCTCCCCCACATTGACCCGCATGGGCTCACTGGCAATGGCGTTGTCCAGATTGTCCCGCAGGCGGAGTTGCACCCAGACAGGCTCAAGCTCCGAAAAGAGGAGCGTGTCCTCTTGGGAAAGCGGCAGCGTGATGATGCCGTTTTCTTTGTCATAGGTGACAGCAGTGAGGTCCTTTTCCAGCACAGTTTGCCTGTTCTGCTGAAAAGTGATATACAGGGCAGATATAGTGATTGCCTCCGGCAGCTCAAAGGTCAGCACAGGGTTTGTGCCTCTCCGCATCTTGTTCACCTCCGCATCTTAAAACTCAATTCGGCCAAGTTCCTCATTCCATACGCCGGTGACCACTACATCCGTCAGCGTAACAAAGGTGACCTCAAAGCTGCTGCCGGTGACATTGGTGCCATATTTCAGCTCCAGCGTCTTGAGGCGGCTATCCAGCCCCGTGAGGTCCACACGGATGCTGGCGTGCGCTGCGTCTGAGTTGTTATGCTCATTCACAGCGCCCCCCACCAAAGCGTTGACCTCTGGCTTGGTGTAGACATCGCCCTGCTGCACAGCATTGAGCGCCAGCGCCCGGATGTCGGAGTGGCTGGTGCCGTTGGTGTTGTGCTCTGCCAGGGCGCTCTCCATCTCCGCCCGGCGCACTGTGTCCAGGGCCGGGGTGATGGTGAAACTGACAACGGAGGCATCCGCTACCACGATGTGCATAATCATGGTGAGCTTGCCAGACACGCCGCCATCCGTGGACACCTTTTCTGTGTCAGGGGTGTTGCAGATGGCAATGAGCGTGCCGTCATCGTCAAAGAGGCCCATCTCACGGATGGTGAAACCGCCCACGCTGTCATCAATGGTGATTTTCACATCAATCATGTTGGCGTTGGTGGTGCTGACTGCGGCGCTGGCCACATCGCCCTCCCACTTTTTGCCCCGGAGGGCGGTCTGGGCCACGGTGGGCTCATAATACTCACCGCCGCCGTCACCGGCAGCAGCAGTCTTGATGTTGACCTTGCCGCCGTTCAAGATGCACTTGGCGATTAGCGCAGCGCCCGCCGTGGTGATAACGGTGCCATAGTTTTTGGTTTCATTGGGCATAGTGCTTTTTCCTCCTATTCTTGTGGGTAAATCTCCACAGTGTTGTGATACTCCAGAGCACCCACAGCAATGGACTTGCCGGTGCTTTCCATCTCATGGACCATCATGGGCCAGATGTTGACCTCATCCTCATACTCGGTGTAAACGCCGCAGGTGACGGTGCCGTATGACTGCAAAAAAGGTGTCATCAGCACCCGCATGTTGGCCGGGCGCACCATGAGGAGCATGTCCAGGATTTCCGCCGCCAGGGCATCCGCATCCGGCAGGACGGTGTAGTCAAGCTGGATGTTGATGGTGTAGTCCACAATGCTCTCCTCATGCCCCAGCTCACCGCAGAGGCCGGTGAGCCAGTTCTTGAGCCAGGGCAGAGTGTAGGGCAGCTCCAAGTTCCACAGGGCCTTGATGCGTGCCTTGCGGACCTCCAGCGTGTCCGTGTCTTTGGGGCGGATATTCAGCTCACGCTCCCACACGGCCACGCCGCTGGCCGTTGCCGTGTCCAGGAATTGGTTGGCAAGGACCAGGGCCAGAGCGTCCCACGCAATGGAGATTTCCGGCTCGTTTGCGGCATTGATGGCTTGAAACTCAAGCACCTCACGGAGCACCGGGGGGAGGTAGTCAAGGAGCTTTCTATCCATTGATGTCCCCCCTCACCGGGATGCTGTCTGCACCCAGCACAAGGTTTTCCTCCTTGCCGTTGATCTGCGTGTCAGCAATGTCCGTTATCATGTCGGAGCACTCGGAGAGGATGCGGCTTTCAATCTGAGAGATGCGGATGGTCAGGTGGTCCGAAGTGGCCCAGGTGCCTGCCAGCTCTGCAAAATAGTCATCAATGACGGCCTCCACATAGCTTTTGATGGCCTCCCAGTTCCAGCCGGAGGCATAGGTCAGATTGAGCGTGATGCTCACCGGCACCGGCTCCACGCCGGTCACATGGACCACATGGCCGATGGGGGCAAGTCCCAGACCCTCCCCGGCGTTCTCGGTGGGGTCCACCGCCGTCTGCACCTCATCAATGAGGGTTTCAGAGGGGGCGGTGTTATTGGATGCCAGCAGCACCAGCTTGACGGTGCCGCCCACCGTCAGCTTTTTGTTGAGCGCCGCCGTGTAGACGGCGGTGAGCCAGGCCGCCACGGGCTCACTGAGCCCCGCAATGGCGCTGGTGTACCAGGCTGTGACAGTAGCATCCGGGATGAGCGTGGACGGCGCAATGTCCCCGTTCCAGACCGGGTGCACCTTGACGGCGGAGATGCCGGGCATGGCTTTCACCTTTTCGATGTAGTCAGCCTGGTTGCCGCCAAAGGCCTGGGACTTGAAGCTGTCAAGGACACGCTGGCGGAAAACCTCCGTGTCCTCCTCATCATCTCCAGGGATTAGCAGCTCCACCAGCTCTGCATGGGTCAGCCCGTCCACATACTCAATGGGGATGAGCTGGCCGGTGTAGCCGTTGGCATGGGCCCCTGCTGTTTCGCAGGTGACCCGGTGGCTCAGGCCGGTGGCGGTGTCCTCGGAGGTGTCCATGCGGGCCGTCACCACAAAGTTTAGGTCCTCGCAGGAGAAACGGGTGCCCACCGGCACCTCAATGTTAAACTCCGCCCGGAACACTGCGGCGCTGGGCAGGTAGGGGCTCATGTTACGGTCAGCGGCCCGCTTGATGAGATATTCACGGGGCGCTGTTGCCAGGTATGTGGCGGTGAAAACGAAGTCCAGCCCAATGTAGAGCTGGGCCAGCTCCGCCATGGACGGAGCCACACCGTTCATCACCATGGAGCCCTCCCGCTTGTCGATGCCGGAGGACACCCTGGCCAAGGCGCTGGCCAGCAGCGCCTCATAGGTCTTGGTTTCAAACATGGTTAAATCTCAACCTCCTTTGTGGCCTCCAGCTCTCCATAAATGGTGTAGACGGTAAAGCGGACCAGCACGGACTTTCTGCCGGTTTCAAAGGTCCAGTCATCCACGCCGGTGATGCGGTCATCCTGCATCAGGGCATCCGTGATGCGCCTTTTCATCTCACTCATGGCGTAGTCCATAGGTTGGCCGATCAGGTCAACCAGCTCGGAGCCATAATTGCGGGAATAGATGGGGTAGGCGTAGCGCTCCACATTGAGGATGAGATAGACCGCTTGGCGCAGGGCCTCCCGCTTGTCGGTCATGCCCGCCACCCGCTGCCCCTCAATGTCCAGCTTGTGAGTATAGCTGGGCTGCTCCTCCAGCTCAAAGCCGATGAGGTCAAGGTTTTCTCCAGTTGTCGGTAGCGTTCCCATCAAGGTGCCTCCCATCTGTCCAAGACAATGTATTTTTGCCCGCCATCACAGGAGATGAGGATGACCTTTTCCCCTGCCTTGAGGGCCAGGTGCACCTTAAAGGTTTTCCTGCCCTTGTAGGCGTGCTGGTGGGCGGCAAAAGCAGCCTCTCCGCTGCCGCCGCTTTGGCTTTCCGTCTGGTGGTCCACCGTCATGTCCACATTGAAGTCCCGGACATTGTTGGTGAGGATGAGCTGGGCCTCCGTCAAGGTCTTTTTCTGGTCCACCTGGATTTTCAGCGGGGAGGCGGATGTCACAGTGCCAAAGCTCACGGCCATGGGGCCGTCCGCCTTGACCGCCTCCACCGCCGCCTGTTTCACAGCACGGACCAGCTCATTGATGTCAAGCGACAAATGTACCACCTCGCATTTTGAGCTCCATGAGGTGCTGCCCATCGTTGAATGTGTGCTTGACCTGTTCGGCCATGAGGTAGTTGGACACATTGATGTCACCCAGGCCCAGCATGACCACCAGCAGCGTGCCCGCCCTCACACGGATGTCACCAAGGACATCCTGGAGCTTGAGGGTGCGGGTCTTGGTGTTGTAGAGGTCCAGGAGAGCGTCCGCCATCGCCTTGGCGTTGGCCTTGCTGTCCAGTTTCTCATAATATTGCAGGACACCCCATTGATTGATGTGGGAGCCATCCTGGGCAATATAGATTTCCCGCTTGCCGGTTTCCTTGTTCTCATAGGAGAGCTTGATTTTGTCATAGGTCTGGGTGGCAATGGAGCTCTTATAGTCGTAGTCACCGGCGGTGTCCTCATCCACAAGCATGTTGAGTTTCATGTTGCCCAGGCTCTTGAGGGTCAACTTTCCAACATTGTCATAGAGCACATACATCTGCCCGGTGGCCTTTAGGGTTTCGTCCAGGGCGTTTTGGATGATGTCAAACAGGGTTTGATTGTCCTCCACACGGCTGGCGATCTTGTAGCCCGTGTCCTCAAGCTCTCCCACATTGAGCTGGAAGTCCTCCGCCACCATTTTGATGACCTCAGAGGCCGTCTTGTTGGTGTAGACATAGGTGTCTTTATTCTTGAGGTAATAAAGCTGGTCATACACCACGCACTTGATGACATTGGGGTTGTTGCCCTTGCGGGATTTCTCAAAGACAAAGCCATAAAAGACGGGGGTGCCGTCCACGGAAAAACGGCAGGGGTCCCCCTCTTGAAAGCTCAGGCCTGGGGTCTTTACCACCTCAAAGGTGAGCTTGCCCGGCTGGCCTTTGCGTTCCCACTCAATGGTGACACCCTCCACCGTGGGTGGGTACATGATATTGCTACCATGTTGTATCAGCAGCTCATAGCTCATGGGATGGTGAGCACCTGCCCAGGATAGATGAGGTTGGGGTTGCTGATTTTGTCCGTGTTGGCCCCGTAGATTTTGGTGTACTGGGCCCCAGCGCCATAATACTTGGCGGAGATGGCCCAGAGGGTGTCACCCTTTTTCACGGTGTAGGTCTTAGCGGAGGGGGCCGTGCTGGCATCCCGCTCCTTTTCCACGGTCACGGTCTGCTTGCCCGTGTCGGTGCTGGGCTGTTCGACCTTGGCCGTTTTCGTGCCGTAGGAGCGCCATTGCTTGAGGTTGATGTCCACGCTGACATCCAGGCCCTCCTTGGCATCCTCCGTGATGTTGTAGTCCTCCACGCTCACGGTCATGTTGGTGTCGAACAGCCGCCGTCCATCCGGGGAGCGCCGCACCAAAATAAACTGGGTGGTGCCCTTGGAGGTCTTGAGCCGTTCCAACACGCCCATGTAGTAGGACGGGGACCGGCTGCCGGTGAGCATTGAGAGCGTCACCGGCAGCACGATCTCACTCAGCCCAGGGGTGCGGAGGAAATTGATTTCACCCTCATTGAGCAGCGTGAGCGTCTTATTTTTGCCCTTGATTTTTACGGTCAGCTTGGCGGGAGTGGGCCACTCCACGCCGCCCAGGTAACAGGAATAACTCATGCGTGCACCCCCTCAGCAGCGGTGACCAGCGCCTCAGTAAAGCCCTCTGTGAGCTGGCTGATAACGCCGTCCAGATCAGCACTGCCGTCAATTCTGTTGGTCATGCCGGTCATGTCAATCTTGACCTCTGCGGTGGTGAAACGGTTGATTGCATC